GAGCCGAGAGAGGCCCACGAAAAGAAGATGCCGGGTGTGAAGGACACCAAATGGAGTTGAGAACTCAGGAACCAAAGCTTCGTTACGCAGGAAGGCGTACGGAGTCCGGGTCACATAAGTCTTTGCACCCATCGGGTCCCGAAGGATGCCATTGGCCTGAGCCACGAAGCTGATGGGCCATGACAACGCCCAGGCGAGCTTGACCTGTAGCCAGTCCGCCCATCGGGTGTTGATGTACCGTGGCGACAACATCGTCGGGAAATCAGCCACCCAACGAACAACTGCGGCCACGACATCATCTTGAAGGTGGATGTAAATCTGACCTTCGGCACCCTCCTCTTCATCCTCCCGGAAAGGGAAGGGTTCCTTGGCGTACCAGTCCCTCAACTCCTTGTTGTAAGAGGGAGGCCGGGGTAGTCGATCCTTGCCAGACTCGCGATTAACGAGGCCCTGGCGAGTCCAAACTTCCTCATGCTTCTGGTAAAACTTCCTGGCTTGATCCGCGAGCGCGATGTAAAGATCGTGGTGATGTGAGGTCATATGGATGTAAGAAATGAGGGCTAGATAGGACCGTTGTGGATCCCTAACCTTGCCCAACAAATTCTCACCCCCGATCTTGCCGACCAAGCGAGATCGGACATGAGCTGTGCCATAGCTCAAAGGGACCGTGATCCCGGCACGTGCTAACTCAGCCTTCACCTTACCGTCCAAAGGTACAGGCTGCTTAGCAAGGAATGCGAAGTTCAAAGTGTTGAAATCCACACCAACCGGAGGGAGCCGGGTCTCGCCAGGGGCCTCATCCCTCATCTTCGTTCCCAACTCAGCCATCGCCGCAACCATCCGTTCAGGACACCAACCAAACACAGGGTCATAACCAAGAACATGGTCATCCCCAAAATTGGCCAAAGTGTTGTAGTTGAAGAACTCCCTAGCACGGAGGCCAGTGACCCGGCGCCAAGCGAAGAGGTAATTGGCAACGAGAGCCAAGGAGTTGTCCGGGGATGTCGAAGAATGGCCAGTCGTGAACCCCTGGTTCTTCCAAGCAAGGTCACCGATATTCTTGAAACCCATGGGTTGAGTGATGAGTGCTTCGTAGCACACGTCAATCAACTCACAGATCTTCGACCTATCCTTGTGGAGTTGGTAGCCAGCCTTACGGATGGCAGCAACAACCCGAACCATAGCAGGGGAGACTTGGGAGTCGAAGGCAGTCATATCACCAGCCCAGACCTTGTCATGACGCATCAACGTCTGCCAAAGACGGTTGTAGTTCTGCCCGTTGATCGGCATCCCAACCTTCATCGGAGTCTCCCAGACCTTATAATTATGGTTGGGGTGCAGGTTGAAGACCGTGGTCATGACATGGTGGACGAAAGGAGACCCGATGATCGTGCGGACCGACCGCTCTAAGGCCTTCTTGGGCTTCAGACTCTCGTACTTCGCAAAGACAGGCGCGGGCATCGTCACCCCAAGACCTTTATGGAAGACCTTCTCCCAGGCCTCCAAAAACCTCCACTTCCC